CTAAACTTTAGAGGTGCACGTGGATCAATTTTAAGAAGTTCGTCAATACGCATTGTGTATTTAGCGTATTAGGCTGAGATGGTGCGAGTAGAGGGACTCGAACTCTATCGAAGCAAATTTGGTGCGGATGACTGGACTCGAACCAGCATGTTCTTTCGAACCCGGACTTCTAAGGACCGGAAGTCTACCAATTTCATCACATCCGCATTAAGTCCAAAAATCCCTGTCCTGAAAAATATCTTTTCTTAAATTCTTCTACAGGAATTCTGACAACTTTGTAACCTTTAGCAGAAAACCATCTATCTCTTAAAGAGTCTTGTTCAACGGTCTTTCTATGTTGAGTACCATCTAATTCAATAATTAGTTTTCTACTTTCAAATATAAAGTCTGGAAAATAATTCTTCTTTAGTTCATCATTCCAAAAGTGGACTTCGGTATCCCACCCTTGTATATTATTATACTTGAGATATTCCTCGAATGTCAACTCCATCCAACTTCTTCTATGCCTTCCTAAATTTTTTCTATTTAAAGGATCTTTAAGCCATTCTGTTCTTGCTTTGGCTATTTTAGCTTTGCTTTCTTCAGAGTGAGGCCTGCTTATTCCTAGACGACCTTTAAACTTTGACGATAGCCTAGCAAGGCTATCGTTTGTTTCCTTTGTTAGACCTCTGGCCCATGCCATCCTATCTTTACTTTCTTGCGGCAGATTTTTGTATGATTCAACATAATCTCTCCCACAATTCTTTAGTCCTTCACTATTTTTCTTTTTATTTGCTGGACAACTATTACTACTTTTACAACACATCAATTTTTTAGATCCGTTTATAAATTTAGCAATAGAGCCGCATCCATATGAACATAGTTCAGTAGTTTGTATAGGATTAGCGATCCTTTTCATATATTTATTTATACAAAAAGTCCAATCCGTCTACCAATTCCTCTATCAGGACGAAAATTGTAATTTGGCGGAAGGATAGAGAGTCGAACTCTAAAGGCGCTATTAACGCTCAACGGTTTTCAAGACCGTTACCGTCGCCAATCGGTTTGTCCTTCCAAATTTATTCATATAATTTTATAAAATCTTTATCATACTTCATTACAACATAATTAAGCATAGATTTCAAATCTTTTTCATATAAGACTTTTACATCTGGATTTGCTTTTAATTTTGCTAACCATTCTTCGGTCTTATATCCCTTGATTTCTACTATAGTATCTTTTACTATAAAATCTGGAATATAATTTTTAATTTTACCTTGCCAAATATATTTCCGTTTCTCTGTATTTCTTTCAATGTCTATATTGTGTTCTAAACAATAAACAACATATGCAAGTTCCCAACTACTATCACAAAAGAATCCTTTATACCACCCTTTCTTACCTCTTCCTGATCCTCGGACATATCCGCCGAGTTTTCTACGTTTAGCAACTTCTGATAAATGTTTTTTGGTTTTTTCTGTATGAGGTGTTCCTTTTAACCCTGTTAAACCTTTATTCCAGGCTGTTTGTAATCCTTCTTTACCTTTGTTCCAAGGTATATTTCCTTTTTTAGCACCTGCTGCAGGAGAATGTTTATGTTTAATTCTATTAGGATTTACAGCACACGACATTTCGTGCGCTTTTAATGATCCTTTATTATTAATTTGTCTATTACAATATTGACAGTTCATGGTTTAATGCTCCTGTCTTGTATTTATACAAAACGGAAATAAACCACTCTGCCACGCTTCCTTAAATCTGTGCCAATTATCTATATTCAATGCTTCGGCGGGAGCATTCTCATAGCTGCTATAGACTGCATTCTCGGATTATTTATCTACGAGGCAATTGGCTGAGGGACATGGATCACCCGCCTCGACTCGAACGAGGATAGTTGGATTCAAAGTCCAACGTTCTACCATTAAACTACAGGTGATCTGTATCGTCTCAGTATTATTAATTATACATTACTTTGCTTGGCTTCAATAATTTTGTTACCTTTGCTCCTGTTTTCAGATATTGTTAAGTATTGCAAGTTAGAAATAGAATGTTTACCACCTCTGGAAATTGGTATGATATGATCTACTTCATATCTCTCTGGACAGTTCTTATAAAATTCTTTTATAGCTGTGAGATCTTCGTCGTGCGGAGTATTATATTTCTTTTTAGCATGATACCTAGCCCAATTTTCTCTTTGTTTTGCTCGACGATGTTCCTTAGGTACTTTTGGTATTTGTCTTACTTTGAAATCTCCGCGATTCCTTGCATTTTGTAATGAACGTTTACATACTCCAAACATTTCATATAATTTGGTATAAGATGCACCGTTGTCATGCGCTTCCTGTATTTTCTTCCAATCATGTTTATTTGGTGATAATTTGATATCTAATTTCTTTTTCCAGTAAACGACTGTAGAAGCTGCTATGCCTAATGTTTTTGCTATGTCAGAAGTGGTAAGACCATTCTCGTGTAGTTCTTTAAGTTGAGTTGAATCAATATTTTTACTTGTTGCCATGCTGTATTTAGTCCTGCCTTTAGACGATCTCTCAATTAACTCAATACAATTATCTTATGACCAAAGAATTTAGATTCTTTGTCTTTAAGACCAAATCCGTTAAAGGCATTATAATAATACTCTTTAAAAGACAATTTTACAAATAACATTTTGTTAAATCCAACGGCAACTGGAACTAATGTAGGATATGTCTGAATATACTTACACACTCCTTCCATTACTCCTAGCCAACCGTGATTACTTATATCGTCTACGATCACTATACCTTCATTATTTATAAGCTCATTTGCTATATGAAGATCGTTAATAGTATGTTCTGCTGTATGACCACCATCAATAGAAAAGAACTTTAAAGTTCCAGGCTTGATGATATTATTTAACTTAATCGAAGTATCAGTAGAATCAGCCGTAACAACTATTGTGTTTGTACCATTGAACTTATCATACAATTCAAGATTATATAGAAAAGCATCTTTATTACCTTGACCAGATGAATCAATATTCAAGTGCTGATTTTCAAATACATCTACGGCATAAGATTTTTCATTTTCTTCAACTAACTGATTCAACATCATGTAAAACTTACCATGATGAACACCAATCTCACAGATGCCACCAGACTTGTTTACTGGTAATGAATCAAGAAAATCAAACACCTCAAATAACTTCCATTCGCACCAACCTTCGACATAGCCAAAAGCATTATGACAGTATTTGTTCAGATTTACATTTTTAATATCCATAACAATCCTATAAAATGGTTGAGAGACTAGGATTCGAACCTAGATAGCAAGAGTCAGAGTCTTGCGTCCTGCCGTTAGACGATCTCTCAATTGAATGTTCTTTTTGTTTCTAAGACCTTTTTCTTTTTACCTTTCTTCTTACCAAAGATACGTTCCCAACCATCACCGTAAGCTTTCTGATTACTTATCTTACTGCGAATATTGTCTCCAGTAATATCATTCTTTGCTGCCATAAAAACCCCTAATAAATTTGGGGTGACTGATGGGACTCGAACCCACAACGACTGGAATCACAATCCAGGGATCTACCATTGATCTACAGTCACCATCGAAATTGGTACCGTTTCCCAGAGTTGAACTGGGGACACCTTGCTCTTCAGGCAAGTGCTCTACCAACTGAGCTAAAACGGCATAATGGCGCTCCTAATCGGATTCGAACCGATATTATCCCACTTGAGAAACGGGGGTCCTTGCCTTTTTAGACGATAGGAGCAATTTTCTCAAAAACATAAACATCATGTGTCACATTGAAAGTGACATTGTTTTCTTCTTTATGTATCAGCTTCCAATAAGGTCTATTTGAAAGATGTGGTATATGACGAGTGGATCCACCAGAATTAGCTATACTGACAAACAATTTAACGGACTGCTTTTCAGCTATTGAATTTAACATATTAATATAGTTACCATCTACAATATGCTGTAACACAACACTCTCATATATTACTGTCGGATCTTCCTTTTTCAAAAGACAATCAAATGAATCGTATAATGCGTCATATAAATTAGCCACGGCGGATTCAACTTTTTTCAATCTTGAAATCATGTTTGGAATATCATATCCAACTATTCTACAGTTGAAATATTTCAACATAGAAACATTTCTACCCAAACCACATCCAAAATCTACCACTGCTCCTTTAAAGGAACTCAATATTGCTTTACAATCATCTGTAATATAGTCAGAATCCCAACGCTCAGTACCTGTTATGAGACTTTTAAGATTTGAGATATCTTTTGTTTTTGAAACGTTAATCCAATTACTATATGAATCGTACATTAAAATCACCATATGAATCGTACATTACAGTGGAGCGGGTAACGAGAATCGAACTCGTTCGCGAACTTTGGCAAAGTTCCAGGCTACCATTACATCATACCCGCAGTTCTTTCTTTATGTTTACGCTTAACAGACTCTGAAATTTTACGTTTATGTTCTTCGCTTTTAGATTTACCCCTTAATGCGTTAGACATAATCTCTGAAAGTCTATTTTTTTGTTCTTGACTCCACAACTTACCTTTGCTGGTGATGGTTTTCCTGGATGACCCATTTTCTTTTTAGATTCTTCTGAATGCTTCATTCCAGTTCTTAGAGCCTTACCAGAACGATTTATATATCCGAACCCACCCTTTCCACCATCACACAAATTGTAACTCATTTCTGATATAACAACTAATTCTTTTTCTTTGTTTCTCATATCAACTTCATTGTCAAATATATACAAAATTTCTTTTGTGAAATTTTCAATTCCATATTTTTTAATTGCTATTTTTAATCTTTTACCAGAACCCATGATATCTCGGGCGACAGCCGAGTGCATTACGCCACTATGCTAACGAGTCATAAACTTGGTACCACCTCCCAGAATCGAACTGGGGACACCTTGCTCTTCAGGCAAGTGCTCTACCAACTGAGCTAAAGTGGCAAATTGGTGCCTCTTGGTGGTTACGATCCACCGTTTTAGTCTTATCAGGACTATGTTCTACCATTGAACTAAAGAGGCAATGAAATCTTTTGTTAAATGTTCTTCTAATAGAACATACAATTTAACATTGTTTTGTTGAATGACCTTGTTTATCTTATCTGTATCAATTTTTGCTTTATGCTTATTTTTCGGATCAAGATATATGTCATATTCAGTCAAATAAAAATCTGCGAAATAGTTTCTCTCGTCATACTTTAATGCTTTTGGTCTAATCCAAGATATGTTTAGCTCTTGTAAAATTTGAAAGCATCTTAGTTCGTATGAACTTTGTAATGTTGTTACTTTGCCGAAAGAATCTACAACTTTGAATTTCTTACTTCTACCAGCATTTTCTCTGTATCCGCCAAATCCTTGTGCTTTGGCTTTATCAGAAAGTTGTTTTGAACTCAATAAAACAGCACCACGAGGAGTCCAAGTTTCTTGAACAGATTTTGCATTTTTTAATACTCTACTATCTGTTTCTTTGGTTAGTCCTTTATTCCAGGCAGATCTACCCTTTTGGATATTTCTGCTTTCTGGGTTCAATTTACATTGAACTTCATGTAAGCCTTTTCCAGTTGCAGTGCTATATTCTTTACGACAAAATTTACAATTTAACATTTAACTTCTCCAGATGTATAGTATTTTATTTATACAAATAGATCAGTCGTGCGCTCTACTTTTGAGCTAATCGGGCAAACTTGGTACGCGATGACGGGATTGAACCGCCGACCTTCGCCGTGTAAAAGCGTTGCTCTACCACTGAGCTATTCCCGCATAATACCTTATTATTTATTAGTCAACATATTCTTTATCTGAGCTGGTGTTAAAGCCATCAATCCTATAGCACCACCTTCGACAAAAATCTTACCATCATTAAAAATCTGAGGAACCATACGATATCCACTTTCTATCATAAACTGCTTTGCGTTAGCGTCCTGTGTAATATCAACAGTTTCAAACTGAATATTATTAGTGGTCAAATAATGTTTGACCCTCTCACATGCTGGACATGCTGGTTTGGTGTAAATCGTCAACATAATTGTTCTCCTCAGATTCTTTAACTATTAATTTTCTAAAACTCTTTTTATTTAAAACTTTGACCGCAATAGGTTTGTTTAAAGCCCAAGCGATCATCAATCTTGTTCTACCAGAAACAACATAAAAACCATTAGGTGTAATCAAAAGAACAGGAGGATCATATCTTCCGTTTTTAAAGTGAAACACCAAATCCTTGATTGGATTATATCGTCTTACATTATGCTGTATATCTCTTTCATTCATAATAGGAATGAGGTCATTAGCATAATTTGAACACTGTCTAATTTGTTCAAGTTTGATGAACGTCTCACTATCAATTATATCATTTACCAGATTTTTAATCAAACCAATATTGTTACTATTCAAAGTTTCCAATCTGGATTGTTCTATAATTGATTGTACTTTTCTAAGAACAGATTCAGACTTTCTAATACCCAAGTGCTTAATAAAATGGGATATTTCATAGTCAGTATTTGAAAATAATTGTTGAGCGTCTCTGTATGAATTCATTTTGTAATCTCTTCAAGATACCATTATATATTATACTTTTTAAACTCCTTAAGCATACATTCATCAAGTGCCTCAACAATTTTACGAATTCTATCTAGCTGATTCTTTCCAGCTTTATAGAGCGTCATCATTTTAGTAAGAGATAACGCTTGAGTAAGCAGTTCTTCCGTAGTTTGTTTTTGTCTAATAATTTCAAGTAGATCTCTGTAATCTTGAGCATATTCAACTACACCATTGTTATATGGTAGTCCGCTAGCACAAGACCCTTTATTTTCCAGAGCTTCAATTAACATCTCAACTCTGGGCTGTAAATCATCATACGTAAACTTTTTCGTCATAACTACTCCAAAATTGGCGACTCTGACGGGATTTGAACCCGTGATCTCTTGCGTGACAGGCAAGCGCATTAGGCCAGCTATGCTACAGAGCCGAAAAATAAATTTGATGTGGTTTACTATTGAATGAAATATTGAAAAATATCTCATTACTGGAATTTCCAATCTGTAGCCTGAATGAAAGTATTAGTATACATTCAGAGCATCACAACAAAGCGTCATACCCGCTAAGGTTTACGCGAGCCACATCAAAACTTGGTGCTTGCACTAGGATTCGAACCTAGATGAATCGCCAATCGGGCAATCATATTCAGCCATTATATGATGCAAGCAAAAACTTACTTTACTTTTTCAAGTAACCAACTGCCATTTTTATTCGGACTCAACTTTCTTCCAGAACCTTTATTCTTGGCTCCCTTTTCAATGGCAACTTGGTACTCGGTGAGGATTTCGAAACCCCGACATTCGCGGTGTAAACGCGACGCTCTGCCTCTGAGCTAACCGAGCATATTAAACTGGATTCTGCCATGTACCATCAAACGGGCCGCTGGCAGGAAATCTAAAACCTTTTGTAAACTGTTTTCTATACACCAAACTATCTAACATTCTATTTGGAAAAAGATCCATATAGTTTTCATCTTTAATAAAGACACAAACCCAATCTGTCTGATTAAAAATAAATGTTTCAAGAACTCTAGCCTGTATTTTACTATACCTTGCCCAAGTTTCCAAACCTTTTCCTGCGTCTGGAAAGAATCTCCAACAATCATAAGGATGACGATGGTAATGCCATGACGACGGAGCATTAATATACATTAATCCATCTGGCTTTAGAACTCGCATTCCCTCAAGAAAAGTCAACCAAAACATTTCAGAATGTTCAAAACAAGAAGATGTTACTAGAGCATCAAACGTGTTATTCTCAAAAGGAAATTTGTAAGAATCCTCAAGAACAACATCTACACCATTACCAGCTTCAAAATCCGCACCAACATAAGAAGTTACATTTTTAGTAATATGTGACTTAAGTGTTCCGTTTATATTTTGAGAACCGACATCTATTACTTTAACAGGATGATCACCTGCGATATAGGTATCAAAAAACAATTTTCCAATATCAAATGCGCTTGAATGCATGACAACCTCTAAGGGAGGTGGTATCCCATAAAATGGTGCCCTCGGTGGGATTCGAACTCACGACCTTTCGCTTACAAGGCGATTGCTCTACCAACTGAGCTACAAGGGCAATAAAACTTTGGCACCCCCAGAAGGAATTGAACCTCCGACATCAACGTCCGTAGCGTTGCGCTCTGATTCCACTGAGCTATGGGGGCATATAAAATCGGGTGGCACCCCGCGAGGGAATCGGACCCCCATCAGCAGTTTTGGAGACTGCGACATTACCACTATGCTAGCGGGGCACAAAGGGGTGAATTTCTTCACCCCCGTTTTTGTTTCTTCACCCCCGTTTTTGTTACAGCTTACTCTTCGCAGAGTCGGTCTGCTTTTTAAGCCAAGAATATACAGCAGGAACAAGAACTGTTACTACTGCTCCAACAACAACTCCAGCTAGAAATTCTAACATATTTACTCCTTAAAGTTGGTCGGGACAAAGTGATTCGAACACTTGACACCCTGCTCCCAAAGCAGGTGCTCTACCAGACTGAGCTATGCCCCGAAATTTCTACTATTTACCTTAGAACGAATGAACGTATCCAACACCCCAAGTATGATAATCACGATCACCGTGCTCATATGCGTACTTGGCAGTTACGGCATTCTTAGAGTCCAACTTGAACTTGACACCAAGACTGTTTTCAACTGTGCGATACGCATCTGCTCCGCCCATTGAACTCTCACCAAATGGTGAACGCAATCGAGAAGCAGCACTTACATCTAGATTAGCAAACAGAGGATACTTAAGACCACCTTCAACCACATAATAGTCGAAGTTGCTTGTAGCCTTGCTCTTATAACCAACTGCTCCAGCAACATATGGAGTTAGCTTATGCCACGAAAGCACATTCCAACCCAACTTAACCTGAGCTAGTCCTTCATGCTTTGAGGGATTATGGACAATTTCTTCTTCCATACGACCTTCAGCATAAAGCTTAGTCCCAAGAGTTGCGCCAACAGATACACCAAGAACATCATGCTGTTCATCTACACCAGAACGCTGCTTACTCTGGTAATCAATACCAGCGTATTCACCAGCAACTGCTGTACCAGCAAGAGCAACCGAAGCGACAAGAGCCAAAATTACATTCTTCATATTTTCTTACCTTTGTTACCTAACATAGTTTCACAATCACATCACGAAAACTTCTTAGTATATATGTGGTGCTCCCAACAGGATTCGAACCTGTACTGTGCGCTAATCTGGCGCCGAGACGGAGTATAAGGCCGTTGTTCTACCATTAAACTATAGGAGCATAAAAATCTGGTCTGGATGGCTGGATTTGAACCAGCGACCTCTTGCTTCCAGGGCAAGCACTCTGCGCAAACTGAGCTACACCCAGATAAANCGGCGCGTCTCGCTTAATCTTTCAGCCATTCCTCACCAGAGGCATTGATCAGAAGGAGTGGAATCGACCACTCAATGCTTACTCCTGTTACGCTGACGCAACTTTTAAAATTGGTGGGGGCACTGGGATTCGAACCCAGGACTTACGGTTTAAAAGACCGTTACTCTAGCCAACTGAGTTATACCCCCAAAGCTAAACTAATTTATAATATTTTAACCTGCTTTTATTACCTTTACCTCTATTAAGAGCTTTATATGTCGAAGTGAGTGAATAACAATTAGGACATAATAATCTTAAATTTTCTTCTTTATTATTAAGACAATCCCCATCAATATGGTCTATTTCTAGAGGAATACAATTAGAATTTTTATTCACTTCACACCAACCACATTGACAGCATTTATTATCAAATTTATCAAATATAAATTTTCTAATTGGGGTTTTTAACCTAAAGTTTGCACCAATACCTTTTTTGTGATCTTTTTTCCAAGATTCAAGAATCTGTTTGGATTGAAAATCCTGTTGACATTTATTGTCACAATATTTGCCAGATGTATTCGGTTTCTTCTCATTCAATTTTCCACAATTAATACAATTAAAGGTTTTATAAACAGGCATAGTATTTCTCCTAATGGGTAAACCTATTTATAAAATAATACTGCTCTACCACTGAGCTACGATCCCGTAAAATCAAACTCTGAAGAATCTTTATTCTTCTCCATTCCATCAAAAATCAAATTATGAATATCCATGTATCCACACATCATACCAATACCATAAGATACGGGACCAAAACCAAAAATATGATATAGACCGTAACGATAAGTTCCACGAACCTTCACATCATTCTCATGAACTCTCTTAACAACAGAATAAAAAGCCATTAGTTTATCATCCTGAGAAAGTCCATTCCAAAAAGACTCGCATTCTTCATCGTACTTCTTTTCGTACTCTGCTTGAGTTTGACTCAGTTCATTTAAAATTTTATCAAGGTCTTCACTCATAAGATTATCCTTTTAACTTGGTGGGTTCTCAGGGAGTCGAACCCTGAACCTGTCGAGTAAGAGTCGAATGCTCTAGCCAGTTGAGCTAAGAACCCAATAAATCAATTATTAATTGCTATAGTAGTTTTATTATCACGAAGTTCTACAGGAGACTTTGCGCATGATGAGAGTACGATCAACGTGCCTACAATCAGAGCAGCAGCAATTATAGAAATAATTTCATTCTTTTTCATAGTGGAATCCTTGTGTTTTGGTTCCACGTATTTATCATGGAATTGGGTCAAACTTGGGCTTTCTACCCCATAATTTATTAGGCGCAGACCCGTAAAAGGGGGTTACTGCTTTGGGCGTATCGCTACGCTTATTCTTATAGGAGATTAAGCTCCCCTTAAATACCTCAAGTAATTTCAAACTATACGATACATTATACGGAAGAACTATGTAATAGTCAAATCAAAAATTCTTTTGTATAATCAATGAGTTACATTAGTCTTAAAAGAATGGCAGGTGGGGTATATGGTCTAGGCTTATAAAGTCATAGACTTGCCCCATCTCCTTTTACTTTTCTTACCATTAAAGGTAAAATTTAGAATCAAAAATGGTAGTCCCAAGGGGAATCGAACCCCTGTCGAGAGAGTGAAAATCTCCAATCCTTACCGCTAGACGATGGGACCATAAAATATTCCAGTTGTTGTCGTTTGAAACTGACTGGAGCAGCTTCTTTTACGTAGACAACTACGTTTGTTTGGTGGAGGATAACGGATTCGAACCGTTCACCCATAGCTTGCAAAGCTATTGCTCTACCAAATGAGCTAATCCCCCAAAGCTAAACTAAAAAATAAATAAGAAGTAAAATGAAATTGGTGGGTAGTCTTGGAGTCGAACCAAGTATGTCATAAGACGGCAGATTTACAGTCTGCTGTAGTCACCTGTGCTACTCACTACCCGAAAATGGTGGACCGTGAGAGAATCGAACTCTCAATTGAAGCTTGCAAAGCTACCGTTATCCCATTTAACTAACAGCCCGAATTGGCTCCTCAGGATGGGATCGAACCACCGACCAACGAGTTAACAGCTCGTCGCTCTACCCCTGAGCTACTGAGGAACGTTTTACGTTTTTGGCACTAGATTCTTTTCTGTATGCCTTAATTTCTTCATTTATAGTATCATCAAATTTTGCATACGATTCTGGTATCATTGATATACCATCCTCAACTTCCATATGACAGTTAGAACATAACAATATACATTTTTTTAGTTCTGCTGCTGTCGAATCCCAACCTTTATTGTTTCCTCTGACAGCACCAAATCCAAAACTTTTTGTTGCAGGTTCAATATGATGAAATTCTAAAGCTCTATTTGATTTAGAATATCCACATATTTGACACTTGCCACCCATGCATTTTACCATGCGCTCTTTATTTCTTACACGCCAATCTTTGACTAGTTGTGCGTTTGTTCCTACCATTATAGCCTCCATTATTGATAATGTCAACTATATTTATAATAGTGATTAACGTAAGATGTTAATCGTTTGAGCTACACGCCAATAAAAATAAGTTCGCTCTTTTCGTCGCGAGGAGGAATGTGCGACTTGGGACCGATTAATGGGTCCTACCACACGAATGGTGGGGGTGGCGAATCACCCTAGAATTTATACACTAATTGTTAGAGAGCTAATCTGAGCGACAAAGGCTACAGATACCAGTAGATTTACTTCCCCCTGGTGCGGGAAGGAATTTTACTATTTTTAATATCTGTGTCCGTGGCATTCAATATAACTCTTAAAGTAGATAAGAACTAAAGTGAGTATATTATATAGTCAACGTCACATATAAATCAAGTAAAAATTCTTAAATATTTTCAATGAAGTGTAACAAATCCATTTAGATTTCCTGCCTGAACTTGTTCCATGATTGAATTCGCAACCAAAAGACTAAAACTTTTTTCATCTAATTCATCAAACTTCTTAGGCTCAATATAAATGATATGATCATATAACATTACCTGCCATAGCTTGAGTGACTTATTGAAGTAAAACATGACATCGTGCTTCTCAAACATCTTAATCGTTTTCTTTAACAAATTCAATTCAATTCCTCATCAACATGTATACCATTCTACAGAAGTCATCATATAAAAGCAAATAAAAATTTCAATTAAATATCAATGACTTACATGATCTTGATAGAATTACGATCTACGTAGATCAAATCTCTTTCTCTTTTAAAGAGAAGCATATTACCCTCTTCAATCAACTCGCTATAATCAAACTTTAAAGTATTCTCTATACTCTTATAATACCATCTGTTAGTGGGTAGTTCATTAATACAAACACTTGTACCCATAGGAATTACAACAAGCTTGTTCATAGAGTCTTTAAAGCCTCTTCCATAATAGCAACAGTACCTTCTCTTCCAATAGAGTTTAAAAGAATACGTCGAGCAGATGCCAGCATAGTACAACCTAACAATGACATTTCTTCGTAGTTATAACAAAGAAGAAGACTGTTATCTAGTACAGTAAGAAATTCATCAATCTTTTTAGAATTTTCACTAGTAGACATAAAGAAGAGTTCCTTTTACATATGTAAAGATGTTATAATAGAATCCAAAAAACAAAGACTAGCAACTAACCAGCCACCAAAAGCATTATAGTTCTTAGTAAGAAGAGCAAGAACAATATTCATAACAGAAGCTATAAGAGCAACAACTATTAATGGAGAAAGCATTTTATTAACACCACTTGAATGACTACACTGTCTATTATACTTAGGTTATGAACTCTTGTCAAACATTAATTCTAGGTGAAATCCCTAATGGGGGTTGTAGCATTATTTTGGAGTCCCAGAATTTTTTTAGACTGGGAGTCTCATAGTAATTATAGGAGTCCCATAGAGATTTTTGGAGTCCCAGAATTTTTTTAGACTGGGAGTCTCAGAGACTAGCCGAATACTTAGGTACTTAAGAGTAGAACCGCTTCTACTCCCCACCCAAAATATGGGACCCAGTTTTTATACTGTCTGCCCCCACCCCCTGGGGATATCTTTTTGCCATTCCTTTTTGCTACCCTGTCTGCCTTGGTCAGCCTCGCTGCGTCTCCCAGATACTGAGAAGCGTCAAGACTATCAAAAGTCCTACGGGTATGATACTCATTAGCTCCAGTGCGTCAGTGTTCATTACTTTCTACCAAGTATTACAAAATAAATCAGAAAGCGGATGAGTGATATGCCAAAGGCAATGGTGAGTGCCACCAGATAGGCATAGACAAGATACAGAGCCAGATAGATCATGTGTTTTTCCTTACAGTATCCAGATTGATAGCCCGTATCAGACTCTCTACGTACTTCTGACTGTCTGGACTGTGATCAATCAGTGTGATCAGCAGACCCTGATAGTAGCGCAGCTCGAAGCGCATGTCTTTTGACTTGTTGCCCTGGTTCTCATACAATGCCTCATTTAGCATTGTCATTATCTCTTTACCGTACTTCATTTGACCTCGATCTCATCGAATCCAAAGGAGCCGACTCGAAAGCGCAGACCATCCATTTCCATATGGTCACCCGTCATCGTGGAGCGATGACCATATTCCTTACCATTGTGAACGGGCAGAGGTGCCATAACCTGAACGTCAGTGCTGAAGTCACGGTTTTCCACCAGGTGATCGTGGTAACCACTGTGGTCGTCAAACACCAGACGAGGCTTTGACCATGAGCCCTCAATATTCTGAGTGCGAAAGAACGCATACTCCAGAGGCAGATCCTCATGAGTAGAGACATGGCAAGCCACTGCGGCTACCAGCACAAAGCCATCGTTCTCACGATGAAAAACCTTTACAAAAGTATCCATGTTTGCTGTTTCCTTATCCTATGAAACCATTATATCGCTGAGAGCCTGGAAACTAAAGTCCAAAAACTCTCAGCAATAGAATGACTTATCAAGCCTGAGCTAAATGCTTTTCCAGAGTAGCGCCAGGGGTGGGAAGATCATTCACAACCCGCGACCCCTGTTCATCAGTCTTTACAATGAGGTAGGCGTTGAGGTAGCGACCCAACATAAACACGGAAACATCATAAGCTGACACGGTACTGAATCACCTTGTTGGAATCAAGGGCGATAATGCGATATACAGTGGGAATGCTCATTTCTTTTTCCTTATCCTATGTAGACATTATAGCTCTATAAGACTTAGAACTAAACAACAAAACTCATTACAAATCATAGACTTATGGACAAAAAAATGACCGCGAGATGGCGGTCAGGGCAACGAATGTGCTAGTCTATAGTTAGTCTCAAATCAGCAAGCGGGATCGAAGTCATGCCATTCCTGAGCCTCCAGGATGCGATCCAGGTAATCTTCCTCATACTGAGCGTCATAAAGCTCCAGACCGTTCTCCACCTCGCGCAGATGGTTTTCCTCGTCATTGGGAGCTTCCCAATCCTTATTGGCTTCAGCAATATCCAGAACCCAAGCCAGGGGGCAACCAAGTTGCTTGGCAATGGCCTCGCACTCTAGACCTTCCTCTAGAAGCTCAACGATATCCTGACTCAGCGCGCTCATGTTGCTCATTTCTCTCTCCGTTTTCCTATCCTATGTAACCATTATAGCTCTAGGAGCCTGAAAACTAAACAACAAAAACTCTAGGAATTACAGGGACTTAGCTGCGCGCCCCGTCCCTGTATCTGGTGCATTGGCAATCATCTGGCTCGCCGTTAATGTTCAGCACCAGTCCGCTACCGTTCGCGTAGCGAATCTCGCACTTCTCCGTTGGGGTGCGCGAGGCGACTTCGTTGTATCGCTTTTTCCAGTCGATCTTTGCTGGGCGCTCATAGTGCCAATGGGGTGAACTCGTCGCTGTCGTACATATCGCTCATTGGTGTTACTCCAGCATTCCGTGCTTGGCAAGCCAGATTTCTTCCTGCTCATCCAGGTACTTTGAGTATTCTGAATCAAGCAATTCATTGTAGGCAGCCTCGCCTAGCATGGTGGCATAGATCTCATAGGGGGAGTTAGCAAGCTCGACGGAGATGGTGATACGAATATCCATTACAGAAACCTCACGTAGACAACAGCAAGAGCAAACAAAACACCAGCCATAAACGGCAGAATGTTGCTTTCAAACCACATTCCCGCCTTGTTAATCATCTTGATCATTTGTCCGTTTCTCCACTCTATGTAACCATTATAGTCCTATCAGAGCAGAAACTGAAGTCAATAAATCTGAATGAAATCAGTAACTTACATCATCAGTGCGTTGACGGTGCTTCGCCTTGCGCTTATACTGAGTTCGATCCCTGTGAGTCTGTGGACGCGCCACCGCATTCATAAACTTCGCAACAGGATTACGACGACGATAATTCATATGATTAGACATTTCAATACTTTGCACGGTACGTTTGAAAACAGCAACAACAGCGTCTGGATTAAGAAACCAGTTCTCTCCATCTACCACAACATGGATATGGTTCAGTTTCTTAAACTCTGTAATGTCATCCATGATGGTGTTGATATCATTCTCTGTGGCTTCCATAGGATCAGAAATAACTGTGTAATTATTAACCATCTTGGCTACAATTACATACTTCATATCAACCCCAATCCTTTTTGGCACCAGACTCTTCGTTGTAATCGTATCCAGCCTCATAGGCTTCGATCTCATCCGTAGTCATGACGGTGCAGGGCACCTGTTCCGAAGAATAGGAACCACCCTTGAAGTAGTGGGGCGCCCGTGGGCGCCCATAAAATGAGTCTGCCCCGCCTCTGTCGAAGGGACCACCATGCCGTTGATCATATTGCTTCATAAATCTCTTTGTTTTCATCCTATAAGAACCATTCTACTCTTATAGACTCAGAAACTAAATGGTAAAAACTCCAGAACATTCAGTGACTTAGGCCACTGGATCTGTGATGACAACCTGGAAGCCACGACCACGACGGCGAAACATGACGTTACCCTCATGACAGTCATTGGCACCAATGTCGTCCATGACGGGGCGAAAATGCTTCGCAAATGTGCGCTTCAAATCTGAAGCGAATGCTTTATAATTGAAGCATGTGCTTCGGAAACGAAGCGGCCTCGGAAGCCCTAAGTGTTTGTTTTAGGAGGCTTATAGCCATGTCTCTACTCAAGGGACTCATGGGCAGCGAACCTCGCGCAAAGATCCTTCAGTGGCTCTACGCGCAGATTGTGAGGAACATCAGCCCAGGGGATCAGCTTTTCCATCGTCACGACATAGCAAGTGTCAGTAACCGTACTCCCCCAGATATCATCACTCAGAACCTTGACATACTCTACCTTTCGAATTTTCGGAAAGAGAGGGTTTTTGGTGTTCTTGCCCAGGCGCTTCAGAAAGTCCGTTCACTGTATAAATCAATTATACTTGTATCGAAAGCTAAACTAAACGATGAAAACTCTCAAAGAATCAATGAGTTAGGAAATTGATGTTTTAATCAAACACCTTTTCGATCATAATACCCTTCTGAAAGCAGCGACCTTCCTTTCGCATCTGATCAGCATATACTACAGAGCAATCTCTACAGATAAACCCACGCAATGGCTGAGTCTTAATCTCAGACTCATGGACCAGCCACGACCTAAACTCTTTTTCAGTAAAACATGCAGGGACATCGCGTCCCTGCATGTGATCAATGAAATTATCCACAGCATTCTGAAGAATCTTCGACATATGTTATTCCTAGAAAGTATTGAGAGACGGCTGCTGCTCGATGATATACTCACGCTCCAGGGCGTAGGCATCCTTACGACCGCGAACGCCGTCTATCACAGTGAAATTCCATTCCTTCTGAACGGGAAACTCACGAATCTTTTCATGAAGGGACCAATCCTTACCTGCGGTGCGTGCCTTTGACCAGTGACGACGCACGCGAGTCTTAAGAGTACCCTGGACTGCCTGTCCAATACGTGATGTCAGACCAATGTAGAACTCGCCATCAGGCGCTTCCATCATGTAAATGATGTAGAAGCGATCATTGCGAATCTTTCTAGTACGTGCCATGAATCCCCATCTTACGAAGCTTCAACTGAGCGGGAGTGTGCTCAACCTTACGCCACCGCNGCTGAGAATGCTCATCATCTAACACAAACTCAATGTCATGAGAGTAGACGCTACCAATCTCAGTGAAGTAACCCTCTACCTCGACCATGCGAGTATTGCCACGGGCGTTGTCCATCATGGTGCCGTACCAGCCATTCGCCAGCTTGATACGCATACCCTTCTTAATGTCATTCGTAAGCATTATGCCTTCACCTTAATTCGCCAGTCATAGCGCATCCCCAGAATCAAACGAAACCTTTAAGAGAACCCGCTACTTGCCTAAGCTTTCGCGGGGTCTGTTCTTTAAGCCTTCACCGTCTCCCGCCGTATCAGCTTCACCTTGCCAGCCTTGCGAGCAGCACGCTTCAGAGCCTTGGGAGCCACAGCCTTCGCACGGAGAGCCGCGAGCTTCGCCTCCATCTTGGCAATGCGAGCATCCACAGCCTTCAGCATGTCATCACGCTTCGCCTCACGGGCAGCCTTACGGGCAGCACGGTCATCCTCAGTCTGAGCCTTCGCGCGCAGACGCTGCTCCTTAACCTTGATATTGAGAGCCTTCACCAGCGCCCGCTTCTCAGCAAGCACATCGCGAGCAGCCTTAAGAGCAACCTGATCCGCAGTCAACTTCACAACCTTCGCATTCATGTTCATTTCCTTTTTTCAACCCACAAGATACATTCTACAGATATTCGACAACAAACTAAATCACAAAAACTTCAATTCTTTCAATCAGTTAGCTTCGACGGTCACTTCTACCTGGAAGGGCCAGATCGTCACCCTCCACTTCTGATCATTCACAAGTCACTGGTAGCAGGTCACAGTGAAATCTTCGACCTCAGAAGAGACTTGTCGCTTCGCATGAGCAGATACATCGTTAATTCCTTATTGACTATGTAACCATTCTATCGAAAGTCACTCAGGTTCTCAATTCAAAAAACTCTAATTCTATCAATATCTTACCATTCTGTTCTTTTCTTAGCATCTAAGACTCTTTCGAATGCTTCCTGTAGCTTCCAGGCACTCCTGGCTCGTCCAGGCTCTCCAGGCGTCCCTGGCTCATCCAGGTGCTCCAGGGCCATGCTACCCATCCAGGTCTGTCTGAGCCCCACTCAGGGGCTCTCATGGGCTCTCAGAGCATGTTTCAAGTGTCTGATTCTCTTAGAGTTTTCTCTATCGTCTTATCAGTGCTGTTTTAGTATAATGGTTTCATAGGGTAGGGAAACGGTTTCGAAGTTCCAGAACGGGGTGATACACCGACCCTGCGCGTCATTTATAAAAATCAATGACTTACATGTGCGTGTATGTATATACTGCGTAGCATATAATGTAACTCACTGTAACTCACTGTAACTCACTGTAACTCACTGAAACTATTAGAGTTTTTACCATCGCCTTCTGTGCCGCACTGTGAGATACTGGTATCAGGTTCTCAGGAGAGGAGCATAATGGGAGAGTGGGCGATTACTATAAAAATCAATGGGTTAGCTAAGTCATTGATAATATTAGAGTTTTTTCAGTCCGCTTTCATCTTTTCCTGTGCTAGAATGGTGGTAGCGTGAGAATTTCACCATGAATAAATGCTAATGAAATCAATGACTTATAACTTATTGATTCTATTCAGGTTTTTCTGGTTTAGTTTCTGCTACGGTAGGTGTAGCTTTTTTAATACTCTTGCCTAGTTTCCAGCTTTCGGGTATGGGATCGCTCTTGGGTATTTGACGGGCCTGAAACCCGTCATTTATCCACTTAGATGCTGTACGCGCTGCTGCGATCCTGGTTTTTACGGCATCTGTGTGAGTCTTGCCGTAGAATGGGTTCTTCGGACCCATGTTAATCTCAGAGAGCTTTTGCTTCTCTTCTTCAGTTCTAACTGATCCCAAAGAGTTACTGTTACCCATCTGAGCTAATGCTCTGGCGTTAGTATGATAGGTATTAAAACCCTGTACAGCCTTAATATACGGCTGCGCGCCTCTGTTAGCTTTCTCAAGATTATCGTAGGATTGTATTGCCTCTACTACAAAGGCAGCACGACCATACTTGCGAACATCTGCTACTATCTCTGGAAGAGAACCGCAATACGCATCGCTACCCATTGGAGTTCCAAAGAATAAGTCCTGGGTTTCGTGAATACCGTAATACACCTTTCCATTAGCCCTACAGGTACTCTTGTATAATATGAAAAAACTCATGTTCTATCGTCCTCAGTTTGACTTTCCCTTGAATATTTAGCTTGAAATTTCCCTTGAATTCTCACTTCATAAAGGATATCAATCCATTGCTTTCCTTTTCCTTTGGAATCACGTGATGACTCTCTGTATATCCCTCCAGTATGCTGCGATTTCTGGCTCTTTCCACCGCGTTTGTCATAGTGTTTTTTTGTAGTTCATAGCCATGCCCTTCTATAGATACTACGCAGGATAGCAATACAGTCTTTCCCGTTTCTTCTTCACACATTCCGTAGTAATAGTTTACAGCAAGTGTTGTCATTACCAATATGAATATCCAGACTGCCACAATTATTAAAACATTTCGAAGTGTTCTATTCATTTGTTTTCTCTGTTGTTTGTCGGTAGTCTCTGGAAATAAAACGTGTCTCTATAGTTCTTCAACCATTCACAGGCATTTGCTTGTTCTTGATTCCATCTTGGAATGTGATACTGGAATTGCTCATCAGTGTATCCATTCCGTATAGATGTCTTGGGGTATTCTACGGGTTTACTTAGAATCTCAATAGCCTCACTCAAAGACCTTTCTGGTAGATCCTTGCCTTGCCAGAAAGCACTACCAATCTTACTCGCCTCATGCTTTCTCAATTCCGTAATCGTATTGATTCCGCGAATTTCTGGGGCATAACATTTGTCACAGGA